CTTCATTTCTGCTTCAATAGGGGCGAAGTGCTCAACACCCCATGAAGCCAAGCGTTGTGTCTCCATAACTGCGATTTCGTCAAAGGTGTCATCATACTCTGTCGCTACGGGTAACTGGGCTCTTATAGTCTCTAGCCCCGTATGTTGTTCTTTAGTAGTATATAGATTCTCGACACCTTCATGCACTATTGTTCCTTTAATCATAAACTCGGTGGCGGGTATTCTTACATCGGGTAATGCTACCTTATTCCACCAATACTTACGAGGACACTGCCTTGCCGACATAAAGGATGATTTGCTTATACGGAGTTTAACATCACCTATTACTTCATAGGGATTATATGATGACTCCATATATTCACTCTTCTTCATTATTAGCAAAGGGATTTTCTATGTGGTTAAAACCATCCATACACTCTTTAACTTCTTCACCATTGTTGTTAATCCTGTTAGGGCAGACCGGCATAGCCTGTATTTCTTCAAACGCATGAGGATAAATGATATTCATACCACACCCACTACATTCTTCCTTAACTGCTAGACCTGCGTCTAATAGATGAAGATGTAAAAGTGTTGTCATATTCTCAGCGTGTTTGCTAAAGTCAATAAAAACACTCACTAATTGATTATGTTTTTCTTCAATCAAATCCACTTTTTCTTTCATTTCTCTTAAGTCTTGTTGCATGACCTGTTTTACTGTCATTTTCTTCGGCGTTCTTTGTCCTTTCATTATAACCACTCTACTGTTTTCCTTCCCTTCTTCGCATCGTATAGTGGAGACATATCCCAAGATGCTATTTCATAGAAAGGTTTAACTTTCTCTAAAATATATCTATCAGACATTATCTCGTACCCTATCCCGATGGTTGCTGGTAGTTCTTCCACCCTGTCAAAAGATATAAACCTTCCGTTATTATCTATCAGATTCCAAAAATATGAACCTTTTCTATATTGTTTTCCTAAGTGTGTATTCGCCCATAATGCTCCTGCTGCCGAGCCACCTATTGTCTTATAGTCTTTTAGGTCTTTCTTTAATTTACCTTTCTGTTTTAGGTCATCAAGGGATATGCTACCATCTATCATATCATGTATAATATTACATACTTTCTCTGTAACACTTTCTTCACTTTTACCATCAAGCATAGAGTTTATAGTTGTATTCATAGCATCCTTCATTATCTGAGGCATCCTTGCTTGCTTAGATTCAATCCCCTTGATATAATAGTCGGGTTCGTGGTATTTACCATCAGTCCATACTACCTTACCTGCGTATCTATTCTTAGCCTTAAGAAGCATACGCTCACAATGCTTTTCATATTCAGTTTCTATCGGAGCCATTTCTTTGTTAATCCACTCAACCATCTCCACACCCGCTTCGGGGGATTCAACACATACGAAAACAGAATCAGTATGACCATAAATTACATCACAACCCCATTCAATACATTTATCCCTAAGCGTAAAAAGAGTGTTTCTTGATTCCCTAGTAATGGCCGCCGCTACCGCAGGGTGATACATACCGAATCGGCTATCGCCACACACTCCATACAGCGAAGCCACTAGGGACTTTGTTGCGAATTGAGCCGAATCCCATTTAGTCTTTTCGTCTTTGGTTGTCGAAGCCTTCATATTAGCCTTGTACTCATTTCTTAAATCTGTAAGTAGGTTCATAGCACGACCTAATGCACCTGTTGGTGCGTCTGTATCGAACACAGCATTCTTCTCATCAAGTAAAGTTTCCCAAGATATATTATACTTAACGACATTACTATGGTACATGGCTCTAATATCCATGATGGCAACATTTTCATATAGCCCTGCTACCGGTTCTTGTATATCTGCACCTTGATAATCTTCATAACCAAACTGAGCCCTTGAAGGCATCTTCCAGTCAATTTCTTTATCACGCATAAATAATACTGTTGCTAATCTAGTGACCCAAGGAGTTGTTGTAAAATCACACTGAACAATATGCTGTAAGTTGATATAGTGGTCGATACAATTCAACATCTTATCTAATTTAGGAAGTAATGCTACGTCTTGTATGTTATAGTCAATGTATAGACCGATGTCAGTATAGTATGTATCATGCCCGTCTGCTAGGTCCATCTTTTCTTCATCTTCAAGAACAAACTGCGATACATCTTTTAGGCTTTGACCAGGTAGTTGCCCGTTCTTTATTCGCCATAACTTACAGAATACAGTCATTAGGTCAATAGTAATTCTGCCTTTGATACATTGTGACCAATCATCAAACTGATAACGAACAGAACCATGTGGACTCATTCTTTTACCTGCATTCCAACCATGCCTCTTACAAGCATCAAACAGGACTCGCATATCAGCACCCATAAAGAACCAACCTGTCAATACATCTGGGTCTTTCTTCATCATCACATGGAAGAAATCATCGAGTAATTCCTTTTCGGTCTTGAATGCTTTAAGTGGGGGATTGAATGTTTTATCTCCTAACTTACTTACTAATGGTGGGTGAGTTTGACCGGGCGGTGATACAAACCACGTTAGATATTTCCCCATGTAATTATCATAGACAGTCGCAACCGTTACTTCTTCCCTTTCATTCCACTCAAGGTCGACATACCATACACGATGCTTATAGAATGGGTACTCTTTACCATTATCCATAAGTACTCTATTAGTGAAGGGGATATTACATTCCCAAGTCTGTGAAAACTTATCCTTTAGTTGTGATACTTCATAAGGGTCGCTAAGTGTTATCTTAGTAAGTGATTCACCATAAAGACCACTAAAACCCTCTTCCTTTCTTATTGCTGAAACTAAATCTGCTTCTTCATCTCTAATAAAACCATAAGGGTAAATGTGGCTTATTATATCTTGCTTTCGGTCAAGCGTTACTGGGTCACGATACCTAACTGCAACCCTTTTCCCGCCTAACTTATCCACTATCATAGTGTTCCGTTATATCGCTTAGTTATAATACTTGCCATCCATCACGGCTTATAGTTAGTGGGTTATGTGGTTTGAAACAATTAAACCATTCCGCTATATCATCCATAACTTCTGCACTAAATGGTCTAACAAACTCCCAATCATTATGTGCTATGACCCAAGGATTATCCTCTAAGTCTAAACAGAGTTCTTGGTCCTCCGCAAACCATATAACCTTCTTGCCGGTCATGTGTGCATACATAATCTCCATACAAGTACCTATGCTTAATTCTTTAGGAACATAATTGACTATAATAATATCACTTCGGTCTATCATTAATTTATCTCTAGGGACTATTAATTCTTTGAATGTCTCATCATAATGAACATCACCTGCTTTAGCACTAACCATAGGATTGAATACTGTAAATCCTTTTTCGGTCAATATATTATATGCTACTTCACGCCACCCTATTGAACGCCAACGCTCATCACCTTCGAGAATTGGTCCGCACAAATAGAATGATACACTCATTCTTGTCTCCTTCCTCTTGGTCTGCTTTCGATACCATGCTTTACAATCCACTGGTTTATGGTCATAGGACTTACACCACATCTATTCCCAATCTGTTGAAGGGTTTGTCCTTTGTTGATATATTCTTCTCTTAACCATGATTCTTGTCTATATGGTTTAGAGGTATCTGCTGTACCTGTGCTTAGGAGATACCATACTCCATCTTTAACGAATCTTACATTCGCTTTACAGGGTATTATTTCTTGTATTCCATCTTGTTCTTCATCTATTACTATTGCATATTCTGTTTCTGTCATTTATTTTGGCTTCCCGCCTATGGGCTTTCTACTATTACGGAAGAGGCATGGGGTTATAAATCTTTGGATTACAACCACTCTGTATAGTTTCTTTTTTCAAAGTAAGAGGCCTTCAATTCTTTCGTTATCTTTATACTAGGTACGGTTTTGTATATCTTATTTACGATAGCCGGTCTTAGTTTCTGCTTTGCTATCTTACTAGAAGCACCTCTAACTGCTGCACCTCTATTTACATAAGCACTATCCAACCCTAATTTCTCTTCCCATGCCTTTGAAGCATAGTGGAGGAGAACAGGTGTCATATTCTTTATTAACTTATTATCGTAGTCTTTACAGGCCGTATCATATATTAGACCGTTGTCAGTCCTATGTGAAAGATGATACCCTATACATCTATCCCCTTCCATAATGGTCAGAAGAAGTGCATCTTCTAATTGTGAATAAGCATTGAACGAGTCAATAAAGAAGTTAGGCTTCCATGCTTTTTTATCCCTTTGTCCTAACCATCTGCCGGTCAAAGCATTACATGATTCAAGCGTTTTGTATGGTACGTTGCCCCAATGAACCTGTATATCTATTGTATCTGAGTCGTTAAGCGACTCAGCCTTGTTACATGGCCTTCTTAATTGGTTCTTGTTCACCCCATATCTATCGCTGAATGCACTAAGTTTGTATATGTATTCTTCATTATCAAGCACACATTCTTGCATACCGGACTCATTTACTAGGCTAGGAATACCTGCATCGTTTAATTTATTCACCATATCATCACTTGATGGTAGGATAGCATACAATACTTGAGTACCCATAATTTGTCTGTCTTTCAGAACGACTAATTCATCATCAATATATCCTAACTTGAATACATGAGGTTGGTGCATCAATCTAAGGGGAGATTCATAGTACCTAATTAACCTACCACAAGACATAGAAGAAAGTGCTTCACGAAACTCGGTATAGTTTTCTAATGTTAGTGGCTTAAACTCGCTTAAGTCTAAAGCCATTCAACATCCTCAGTCTTATCTTCAACATCTAAGTAATGAAACTCATCCTGTATAGTCTTTGGGTCACCCTTGAAGAAGATTAAAACATTCTGATGAGTTTTACCTAACTTTCTATTGTTAGCAAACTGCTTATGGACTCTTATAGGAAGGCTACCTGCAACTGTAATTAAAATACATTCATTGTATAAGGTAGCACCTGCTGATTGAAATGCGTCAATAGTGTCGCTAACGAAGTTACGATAGAATCCTTTTTCATTTCTAAAGTCTCCAACAACGAACACAGCAAATCTATTAGGCTTGAGCATATCAACAGAACGCTGAATAATATTTCTATACGAATCTAAAAACTCGTGGTGTTCCATAGTGGATAAATCCCTATCATCTTCTGAATAGACTTCAAGGTCACCATAGGGCGGGCATGAAAATACCATATCCCATTGACCACCTATCTTATCCTGTATGTCTAGTGCGTCTCCAACAACCCAATTAGGCATAGGTAAATCTGTATTACCTAGAATCTCTAATCCTTGAATCCTATTTGCTTGTACTTGGTCGGAACGTAATTCCATACCCGCATACTGATGATTACCATGTGCTGCAACAATTCCTCTTACAGAACCACCACAGAAAGGGTCAAGAATGCTACCACCTTCGGGGCAGAACCAATTATACATTAACTCTGTTAGCACTGGGTCGAATATAGAAGTACCTGTTGCTCTATTTTGGAAAGCATCACCTTCTTTTAGGGCGGCACTTGTTGTACCATCCTCATTCTTATGAAGCCATGCACTATTTTTACCTGTGCCTCCTCCCGGAATTGCTCTAGTATCTTTCTTAGTTTCATTCCACGTTGCTTTGTCTCCAATAGCGAATGTCTTAGCATTACCTTTTGAATCTCCACCGACCGATACTTCTTCATCTGTTAGAAGAAAGCCTTCTTTTTGTAATTGGTCGAAATCATATTCCTTTTTACCAAACATATACTTCATGTTCGACTTTGACATAGCGATAAGTGCTTCACCCCTACCTAATTCTGAACGAATACCTTTACGAGTCCACCAACGCTTTCTGTCTTGCCAATAACCTTGACGAGCATCTAGTATGCTGAAAGGCGGTGCGCCATATCTCTTTTTTAGTGGTGTTCTTATTATATGTCTTTCTAAACTCATTCTTCTTCATCTCCATCATTATATTTTTTCCAAGCCTCGAATAGAGGCAATATATCTCCTGATTCAAATATAGTACCAGAGGCCATGTGGATTAAGAAAGGTTCATTATCGTAGGGTTCTGTTATTGATGATATATCTCTTATATCCATCCAAGTTATACCTGTTGAAGTCGATACGGATATTATTGTTTTCATCCTAAAAACCTCCTTCGTCACAGCAGTTGCCCGCACAATCGTCGCACTGCGGTTCATAACAGTGTTCACAATCCCAAGTATTATCTGCTCTAGTTTCTGAACCACAATTACAAATCATCCATGAAGAATCTAGTTCTCCGTTAAGAATTACTTTACCTTCGTGGTGGTCTACTGATATCGTAGGTTTTGACTTATGTAATATACCCATACCGGTAGGGTTTTCATGGCAACACTCGATAGGAACGATAGCCAATAAACCTGCATCAACTCCCATTTCACCACCACTAAAATACCAACAGCCATCTCCTCCCGGAGAAGGATAGACTTCTATTTTGTATGTCTCCTCTGAAAGAGTTCCTTCATTCATAGTCCAATCTAATTCTGCTTCGTAATCTTCGTTTTGCTCAGCCCAAAGTAATTCACAAAACTCATTCCATCTATTATCTTCTATAACATAACAGGGGTCGCCTGTATAGTATTTGACTTCGTGTAATTCCATCATTGGGAATCACCTCTTAATAACTGCTGCTTGGAATACCCAATCACCATTGTCGAATACAAGTAATAGTCTGATACCCTGTCCTTCTGGTCGGAAGTCTATGAAGTATAGATTGACCATACCATCATAGTTAGATAGCATTTGCTCTAATCCACCTTCAAAGGTTGTTGTAAAATCCTCTTGGAAAGGTGTATCATCATTAAGTATTGTCTCAGTCTGCCCTTTCAAATCGCTACCGGTTAGAACGAATAATGTGTCTTTGCCGTCGTGCTGAAAGGTATATTGGTTAAGTTTTTGACCGTTCATGTTATCACATCTTAAAGCCTCGTGAAGAAGGTTAGATGAAGTCTCAACCATGTGCATAGCATTTCTTTTTGAGCCATCACGCATAATATAGCATCCCGCAGCAGGGTCAATCTGATTAGACATACTTACAGACTTCTCTTCCCACTGTGCAATTGTTTCTTGACTGTGTGGGAACGCTAGACTACCCGGCTCTGCAACTAATGTCGTTTGCTTACCGCTGCTCTTAATCTTTAATGAACCACCTAATTGTGTTAGGGTTACATCTCCGCTATGTGCTGAAAGAACTCCTAGTGTTCTATCAATGTCGGGGATGACTATTGCATCTTCATTTTCTGACCATGAACAGGGGATTGAAAACTTACCAAGACTCGTCTTGCCATCTCTAACTAGACTTGTGGTGTTCGCACTATCCCCGTTGGGTCTAATGACACAGCCTATAACCTGCTGTTGAGGTTTTGCATTCACAAATTGTTTTCTTGCTGTTACTTCTAATAATCTCTTGAGGTTTCCCGTCTTGACTAACATATTTGAATCCACCTAGTTACCACTTATAAAGATTATGTCCATTTTGACAGAGGTTCGTCACTTTCCTTAGCCAATCTTTCTGCTATGATTGATATTGAACTTCTTAGTTGATACATCTCATCTTGTAGTTGTCTTATCTCTAAAAACATTCTGTCTATGTCACTAGCGACTTGATTCATTTTATCGGACATTATATCAACCCCATGTCCGGTAGACCGTTCCATGTTACTTTGTTATCTTTAATTTTCAATACGTCATGTGAAGTACCAACAAACTCGCTGCCTGTCCCTTTCATTTCCTCTATGACAGCACGGACAACAAACTCACCTGCTTTAAGAGTTTTATCTGCTTTGACACCTGCGGCCTCATCACCTTTTTGTGTGTATCTCGCTAAGAATATCTGCTGGCTCATGTTTCGTTGTGTACCATCTACCCAATCCGGTTTTTCACCAACTTTCATGAGAACTTTTTTGCCTCCACCATCACCTAGATATTGTCTATGGTCTTTCAGATGGAAGGTAAAGAATACTCTATCGACCGGAAGTGCTTGAATACGGTATAGTGTATCTCGATATGTTTGATTACGTTCACGCCATTCTTTTTGGTTGAATGAATCTCCTTCATCATCAATTACTCCTTTAGCAAGTAATGATTCACGCATACTAAACTCGCACCACTTAAGATATGTTGAGCCACCATCACAAATAACTGCGGCGACTTCACCATCTTCGCATAAGTCTCCAGCGATTGTAACGAATGCTTTGACCTTTTTTACTAAACCATGCCACGATACTGTTACTCCATCTTCTTCAAATATAGAGTCATCTGTCTCATCAAATAGTTTAAGAACAATTACGTTAGGGTCATCAGGACAAACGAATCTGACCGTTGCTTCGGCTGAATTATCGAAGTCAAATATAATGACCTTTTTACCATCCTTAATTTCCTTTGGTGTTCTCGCTAGTGATAATGCAAGACCAGTCTTAGCGGTGTTTTCTTTACCGACCAAAGCCATGCGTATAGGCGTGGATAATAACTTACGCTCAGCATTCTTGTTGAATAATTCCCTATAATGGTCAACAGTATAGGAAGGAGCGGCGGAGGCTTTCACCCCCTTTGCCGCAGGTTGAGCCCAAGCCATGCTTAATCCTCCCATGATTCAGCATCGACTGATACTGCTTCGATAGAATCGACGCACCACCAACCATGTGTTGTAAATCTCATTTCGTCATCTCTAGATTTGTATGTCTGCCCGACCACTAGAACCTGCGAACCAATCCCGAAGGTTAGTAAGTGCTCATGTGCCTTTGGTATGACTAAATCAATTCCCGGAGCAGTTGATGTAATATCTAAGTCTCCTAGTGTTACAATATATCCACCACGTTCTCTTGGGTCTATATGAACAACTTCACCAACGCAACCGACCCATTGGTCCCACCAATCTTTATCGTCTTTGTGGTCTGTATGATATTGTTCTAGTGTTGCGAAAGAAGGTAGTAATCCGCCGTTAGGGTATAGACCGTTTAGCATATCCGGCACGATACCTGCTGGACCAGATTCTGTCATAGTCATAGGTGGTGCTGAGAATATTCCCGCCACTTCTTCATTAGGTACAAGGTCGCTTAATTCTTTAGCATAAGCAACTTTACCATCCCTACCTGGTCTCAATCCTATCGAACCGGGTAGAAAACTAGCGTACTGAGTATCAGCCATTTTACCGCTTGACCGTACACTAATAAGTGAAGGTTCATCGTTAGTACCAACCTTTCGACCTAAGAAGGATGATGTTCTTTCTTTCTCAGACATAGGGCGTGGTGCTCCATACTTGAAGTTAGCATCACCGCTTGGGAAAGTCGGTGTTGTGTTATTCCAAATTAGATAGAAAGCATCTCCGTTTGGTAATTCTTTGTGGATTCTAGGTAACTCTGTTACATCTGATTCATCTATTTCATTAGTCATAGTACCTCTAGATATAATACCACTATTAGCATAGCGAGTGTAACCCGCACCACTAGCCTCGTAATATACTAAAGCACCATTTCTAATTTGAGCCTGTGTTAAAGCATCTTCAACATTTCCTCTTGAAGTTAATTCACGTTCTGTTTTATTGTAAGCAATTTGAGCCCAATCTTTGTAAGGTGGCACACGGATAAACATTCCCTCGAATTGTTCTAATCCACTCTTTTTTAGGCGTTCACTAATCATCTTTAATTGACGACCAGCAACTCTAGCAGATAAGACAGTTTGTGTTGTCTCATCTTTGCCGCTAGAAGACCATGATGCTGTATTCTCAGCATGGACTTCCGCCATTTTCAATCGCAACCTTTCTTCTCCAACCCCCAAGTTAGACGCAAGGTCTCTTATTATTTCATCTGTATTTATCGTTTTGTTATCGGACACTTTTAATCACCGTTTGTTACTACTTCACGCACCCCGTTACCCCTTATAATACTTTTGTTTTATTGGCTTATAAACCTGCAAAACTCCCAAATTACATATTCTTCGGGAACACCATTTATTAGGTCTCTTCGTGCTTGAATGGCTGCCTCAACAACTAACATCTTACTTTTGTAATCGCTCATATTAGCGTCTATTGCTTTTAGGAATACTTGATGAATAGCCTCACGTGCAGGGGCTTCACTTAATATCTTGACCGCTTCGGGAACATTACCCATCTTAAGACACATGGTCAAAACTGAACCCGCATTAATCTCAGGCGTACTGATAGATGCTATGAATCCTTTTCGGTCTATGGGGGATAAGTAAGAGGCCGCTTGAAGCGCACCGATAGCATTTCTCATATCACCACCATGCTTATTGATAATTACTGTTAAATCTTCCTCAGTCATTTCTACCGCTTCCATAACACAGATATGTTTCAAACGCTCCATAACTAAATCATCGGGTATTGGATTGAATGTTCTGACTTGACACCTTGACTTGAGCCAAGGAGATACTTTGTTCAAATCATTACAAGTAAGTATGAAAAATCCTTGAGCGTTTTCTATAACTCCTTTTAGTGCGTCTTGTGCTGTCGGTGTTATTCTATCTGCCTCGTCAAGAAGGAATATAGTTTCATACTGCCCGATACGAGACATAGGTCCTATATCATCTTCAACGAAATCTATTCCCCTTTGTTTCTTAGTCGAAGCATTGAACTCATGAAGTTGGAAAAGTAATTCATCAGCCATAACCCTCGCCATAGTTGTTTTACCACTACCCGGCTCAGGACTATGGAATAAGAAGTGTTGCATCGGTGCATCACCATTGACAATCGCTCGCATTTCAGATACTACCGAATCTTGTGATAATACTTCATCCAACTTCTGTGGTCTATATTTTTCAGCCCAAATTACTTTCATTGTTCCACCTCTTTAATTCCATCGTTAGGAAAATATTTCCATGTCTGCCACCATCTAGGTTCTGGTCGCCCACGTTCCCACTTAGCGAATGATTTACTGTGATAGTAGCGTCTGTATGCTGTGACTGCATCATCATCCCTGTATTCATCGGGCATGGCTTGAGCGTATGGTGTAAAGCCAATGTTAGGTATCTCAGCCCAAGCATAGTCTGAGGTATCTCCATCGTCTATTAGTAATTGTGCTAGGTCATAGATACCTTGTTCGCAAAAGTGAGTTTTACCAAAGCGAAGTGTATATTCACAGCATAATGCCTCTGCGTGTTTGTGAAGCCACCACCAATTAGATGATGAATCGCCTGACCAGATAGTACATGGGTGATTAGGATAACCGCCTTTGAGTGGCGTTCCTTTTTTGGTCAATGGCATAGATTCTGGGTCTGCACCATGACGTAGTAATGCACTACCTAGCATCTGATATGACTCAACAATCATTTTAGGGATATGCTTGTCGCACATCATTCTAGCGGCTTTTCTTGGGTTTTCGTCTAGGACAAAGATGTTCATAGCACACCCTAAGCGTGTTTCTTTATAATCATTTAGGACAACGGGTACATTCTAAGCAATAATCCATAGTTTCTGTGAAATATCTTTTCCTACCGCATTTGGTACATTGTTTAGCGTGTTCTGCTTCTTCTTTACTCAAAGCATTGAAGGGTAAGGTGAAAACAATATCATCATAATCCCTAATCAATTCAAAATTAACTTCATACTGTGGTACACGCCTTCTCCTACCATCACCTGTTGTTATAATTACAGACTTTTCTGAATTAACTTGAGGGTTTCGGGATAATATAGTACCTAAAGAGATAGGGCTAGGTGTGCTTAGTAAATTAAGTCTGTTCATAAGATGTGTTGTTAATTCTTGTTTGGTCAATGCTTCATCCACTTCCCATAATATATTTATAAGTTCTCTTCTTATTCTTGCATTGTACGCCGCCATTCTTACACCTTTCGTTCTTCTTCCCATATAATATCCGGTCAATTGCCCTTTTTCTCCTTTAGAACCCCATGACTTTCTCTTCCGCCCATTATATGACACTACCGTGTGGGGTGAGGTAATAGTTGATAAACTTTACTGTTCCAACCACATAGCGTAGTCCATTAAATCTTCTGAGGACTCTTCATTGACGTATAGTTCGCCAGAGATTTTTGTAGGTAAAATATTAGTAAAGAGGTTTATAAATCTAAGTAATAGTATTATCAAAAAAGACCAAATAGGTGTAAGAAGTGCTAACACAATTATTTCTAAAGCCATTCTATCAAGGACTCCTTAGTTTTCTTAATAGTAGATGGTGCTTGGTCAATCGTTCTTAGTTTGTTTCTTACTTCGGGGGCATTAGCAACGATTATATCTGCATAAGCATCGGTAGACCGGAATCCGAAGGGGA